TAAGCCGGTGCGTCCTGAGTGTTTTGAAAATTCTCATGATGATTTACAGGATATCCATATTGTCCGTAGGTTGAATATTTCTCCAGATCAGAGTCGAGCGTGTTCTGAAGACGGCGCATTTTCAGCTTGACGCCTTCCTGGTCACCGCATATCCAGAGGTTGATGATGTGACGGCACTGGAATATTACCGGATAGTCATCGGCAGTCACCTTGCCGCAGCGCACATGATCCAGAAGCTCATCCATATACTGACTGCTAATCTTCAACCTCAGTTTTTCGTCAGCCTCTGCAATAAGCCGCTGTGCTGCCTGCCAGTCAAGATGCGAAGCAGCAGGGCCTTGCATCTTCTGAAGCATACGGAAGTCGTAGAAGAGCGTATCGATATTCTCGCGTGCCTGTTCTGACCTGCCCCAACCCTCTATCTTACACAGCTCCGCCAGCAGTTTCCCGTGGACGCGAAGCTTACTGTCACGTAAATGCCCTACAAGAGCATCCACACGCTGCTTTGAAGCCGGAGCCATATGGTCTGTCGATATCACACCGAAGCCAGTTGGAGTCAGCACGAGGTCCAGTTGTCTGAAGATGGAGAGAAAAGCTTCCAGGCTCACCCAGTTCTTTACTGTCGTCTCCAGCTGTTGGTTCTGACCGCTCTCGACGGCTGCCGTTCCCTTATCACCCAGAACGGCAGCCTTGCACTCAACCAAGGTGGTCGTGAAATGCGGACTCACCTTCTCATATACCTCCACGTGTGCGGAGGTCGCCACTGACAGAAAAGATTCAAATTCATTCTTCGCTATTTCCATTGCTCTCATTGTTATTGGTTACTTCCTTGGCATCCTTATTCTCGTCCAGTGTGGTGAGCATCAGCATGGGTACATCGACTGTCACTTTTTCGCTCCACCCGTTATAGTGCAGCACCACATGGTATGGTTTCATCATTACGTCGTGGAAAGGCTTTTCCAACGCCTGTTTCATGGTGAAGAGCTCCCGTTTGTCGGAGCCTGAATTGTTCATCTGGCTCTTGCCGGGAGTAGCCCCTATCAGATTCGGGTGCACACCGAAGGCGAAGCACAGCGTGTTGGCAGCCTCCTGCATGTCATCGGCCCAGTCGCCCCCCTCCTTCTTGCCCTGGTTCAGGTTGATGACGCGCACCATGGGGTGTTCCTTGCCTGAAGGGTCCACATAATAGCCGCTGATGAGCGCCTTGCCGGCATTCTTCGGACCGCACACGAAATCAATGATATTCTGTTTCTCCTGTTTGATACATGCCTTGCGCTCCTCAGGATCGGTGATACCTTTGTTGTCGCAGACGATATCCCAGTAGTCGTCATGCACCTCTATCTGCAGACGCGGTGCTGAGGTGTTCTGAATCATGAACCGCTTGCCGATGCCAATTAACTCATAGATATCAAACCAGGCATCACGGAACGCAGAAAAATAGTAAGGTCGTGAATATATCTGACGCCCCGGCGTGGCCATGCGGCATAGGATGACGAACTCACAGTCGCGTCCGTCTGCAGGAGCCTTACGCTTCACACCCGTCCGCGGGTCAGGTTCTCTGCCCATACGGACCATCAGATCGCCCAACGGGTCGTAGAAGTCGAGCAACGGCAGCACCTCGATGTCCTTTGGGTCGGGCGCTCCGTCCATCCAGTCGCCATAGAGGATGGTATCAAACACTTTTGTATCTTTCTTGCGTGCAAAACGGCAGTAGCATGTCTCTCGATGGCGCACCTGCACAATCTTCTCATGATCCCTGCTGAGAATAATCTTCGTAAAAGTGGTGAAGAAGAACTTCATGTCGGTGGCCTGCTCCAGGAACAACTCGTGCAGCGAATTCCTAAGGCAGAAGCTCCGGATGTCAGCCTCCTGTGTATCCTTACGGGTTTCCCTGTCGATGAAGCGGACGCCCTGACCATAGCATGCCTGCACGTTGAATAGCTGACATTGCGATGTCACCATGTTCTGGCTGATACGCTCCATCACCTTGAAAGGCAACTGGTCGCCTTCACCATACGGCACATATTCATATTCTACTTTCCCGACGGTAATAGGAACGGTATTCAACTTCTCATCAAAACCGCTGACCACGTCAAGACTCTCCTCATATTTCGAGGCGGGGCTGCCCTGCTCACTGAAATTCACTACGCCTGCAGGTGCCACGCCGTAGCGTGTCCAGCCCTGACGGTGTCCTATTGGCACTAACTCTTGTCTGTTCTCTTCGCTCATAGATATACAGTATGTCCGTTAAACTCAAATATCAGCACATCGATGACGGCTCTTACCTGTCCGTTCACAGGATTCATCAGCCGGTGTATGCCGCCTCTCCAGTGACTGCCGACGGGAATCCATCCGGAATAGTCCACCACTTCGGCGTTCTCTTTTTTCCATGCCTTCAGCTGCACTTTCTGGCGGTATTTGGCTGCCAGGTCCAGCTGCTCCAGCACGTAGTTGATATGCAATGCCTCTTTCATCAGTTGAAGGTATGGTCGAAGGTATTGTCGAAAATACGTCCGACGCGGTTCATCTGCAGCACGTTATGGATGCGCTGCGCGTATTGGTAGGAGAACGTGAAGCGCGGCAGGTGGTCGTCATCGTTCTTCCTGCTGCTCTTCGAGTCGGTGATGACCACCTCCTTACCGCCGTCTCTGCTGATCACGCTGCCGTTCTGCACATTAACCACATACACCTCATCTGAACGGAACAGCTCATCAGCCCAGTCGGCCATGGCCGTGGTGAGGATACCCGTGTCGGCTTTGAAAGTTCGGGTTTCCTCTATCTTATAGTTACGCAGCATACCACCAAAGCGTGCCGAAGAGCGTTTGAAGTCCGGAGCCACCTCATGGGTACCGGTACAATAGATATACTCCCACACGCCGAACGAGTTGTAGAACTCCAGGATAGGCGCGCAGTCGGGCTCAGAAAAATCCATCTCGAAACGCTGTTTCCTACTGCCTGCTGTCACGGTGTAAGCCACCAGCTGCTTCCCGTCAGCCACAAAGTTGTCGGGGCTAACGTCGATGCACGTATATGTGGTGCTGCCTCCGGCGACAGGAACAGACAGTACAGCCTGGCTGCCGTCATCGTAGTCGGCTTTTGCACTCGCACTGTCGCTGCCATAGTACCACAGCAGCTCCCGTCTGCCCTTGGCAGTCATCTTCGTCCCCATCAGGATGGAGAGGAAGTAGCCGTTATAGAATTCCTCGGCACTGATGCCGACATCTGCCATGGCATAGAGCACGCGGAAGGCAGCAGCGGTTCCTCCAGCTGCTATCGACACATTGCATACAAGCTGTTTTCGGGCATAAGGCTCCAACAGTTCGCCCAAAGCCATGAGGGTTACCTTTCCTGCCACTGGCCACAGCGTTTCGTTCAGCAGTGTGGTACCGTCGCAAGTGACAGTCACCTGCAGCGGCATGCCGTCGGTACCGGGAATTGTCACGTCGGGCATTGCCGAAGTGAAATATTTCTTGCCGTTAAGTGATGAAATACCGATTGATTCCATTGCGATCATTTATTTTCGGCAAAGGTACGAAAGCATTGCCGAAACTAAAAATACAACAAAAAAACCGGTGGCGCATCATCACGACGCACCACCGGCTCAAAAAAAAAATGCTTTAAAACCTAATTGTATCTTCTTACCTTGGAACTGACACATCCATATACCGCCAGATAGCCCAGCGCGGAGTGCCGTCAGCTGCGTTGGTAAAGCCGTAGTCGTGTGCACGCATATATCCGGCAACCACCGTCTTGCTCACATTCATCATGGGCATCAGGTCATCTATGATCTCGTCGGTAGTCTTCGGTTCCGCCGCGGCTTTGCCAAAACCAGGATCCTCACCCGGCATGTTTGTACGATATAAAAAGTAGGAATCCAGCAGGTCTACCTGGTTGCGTTCCTCTTCTTCGAGCGACTCCAGCCATTTGGCTATGCGCTCCTTCATCTTATCACTCATCTCTTTCATACGTTTTCTGCTTTTCTCATTGCCTTAAGAATATCCAACATATCGCGCTTCATGGTGCGCAGCGCCTTGAGAGTGTCAAGCACCTTGGCAGGTTCCTCGGTGTCGTCATCAATCAGGTGGTCTTCGATGCTGTCTATCAGGTCCACATTATTCTCCATCGTGTCCACACTACCACAGAAAGTGCATAGAGCCTCCGTCAGTTCCGGTGTCAGCGTCATCTTACTCATATCGCACTACCCATCTGACTGACAACAACACCGATTACAAAGACGATGAACAGGTAAAGGTGAGCCTTCACCACATCGGCATGAGAGACATCCTCGCCCGCAAGGGCTGAGAACGAAGGACTTTTGGCACTGAGCCAAGCTTTCGAGTTCTTTACGATTCTTTCAACATTGGAAAGAACCGAGGGCTGAACCGCTTGCCCGATCTGAATTACATTTTCCATATTGCTATGATGTTTGACTTACAGGGTACCCACCCTGCGGGGTTTGTATTTTTATTCCCACGTATGGGAATGTTTTGTTCCCAGTGAGGGAAAGAT